CGCTCACGAAGCGCAGCTAAGGATCGTTGCGTAGGACTTACCGACGAACGGCGTTTCTTTTTGGTATCAGTGGCAGAGATTGTCGTCACGATGACAGTCTTATGGGGTTGATAAGCCTAAGATTACTCCATCACAACAAGGAGCCAACATGGACGTACAGATCAAAACAGCAGACTACGAAAAGTTATGTATCAGCGACTACGAGCAAGACATTTGGATTTCTATCTGGCACATGAAAGCACACGCAGGCATAGCTCTCAACAAAGAACAAGTAACGCAACTTAGAGACGAACTTAACAAATACCTGGAGGCTGTATGAGCGTTGACTACGATGCTTGGTTAGACAGAAAACTTTACGAATACGACCGCGAGAGGGAACAAAATGATTACCAACAACAGTTGGAACAACAGGAGTACGAACTTGACGAAATACAAGATAACGAGGAGTGATTGGATCTTATGCACAGCATTAGGGATTTGCTACGGAACACTGCTCTACCTGTTCATAAAGTAACGGAGCCAAACATGAAATTCAACGAACTTAGAAAGATCAACGTAACCGAGAAGGTCGAGAAGAAAAACGGACTCTCTTACCTCTCTTGGGCCTGGGCTGTAGACACATTGTTGCAACACGATCCTATGGCCACCTGGGAGTACAAGCCTCACCAAATGTGGGGTGACACGGTAATGGTGTTTTGTGAGGTCAACGCATTCGGTGTCTCTCGCACTGCACAACTGCCTGTCATGGATCACCGTAACAAAGCGATCTCTGAGCCAGATGCTTTCCAGGTCAATACAGCTATGCAAAGATGTCTAGCTAAAGCTATCAGCCTCCACGGTATCGGGCTTTATATCTACGCTGGAGAGGATCTTCCAGATGAAGATAAGCCTTCCGTAGACGACCACATTAAAACGATCTTAGAGGCCAAAACAGTTGACGACTTGAAGGCAGCATTCACGAGTGCCTACAAGGTCTTTAAGAACGATCCTGAGTCCATCAAGCAAATAGATGCATTCAAGGAACAGCGCAAGAAAGAACTGACGGAGATTAAATGAGTCAGATTCTTTTTATTGCCAAGCAATCAGGGGTTCTCATCTCACACCGAGATGAGTTCCTGAAGTCGGTGGAAAAGTTTGGCCGGTTGATGCTTAACAAGTCTAAACCGCTAACGCCAACACAAACGGCTTACTTGTCAGCACTCGATGACTGGATGTCGCTCAACGATCTAGCAAACAAATTCGGTTGCACACCACAAAACGCCTTAAAAATGATCCGCGCTTTAGAGGCTCGTAAGCTGGTAACGAAAGAAAAACTTTACAGGCAAGCCTGGGCCTACTACTACAAACGAAAATGAACCTGAACACATTTGAAGAAGGACTGCTGGACTCGATCCAGACAGAGCGTTGCAAGAAACTGCTCTGGTCTGTCATTCAGTTGGCAGTCGATGATGCTTGCAAAGCACCCTATAAAACTAGACCAACAGACGAAACGATTACCGCACTTAGGTTCCTATTCGGAGACCTGCACGAGTCTGGGCTGGATAATTATCTGATGTGGCTTGACGTTGACAGCAAAGAGTTCAAGAGACGCATGGTTAACGCCATGTACGCAGAGCGTCACGATAAGTTCACCGACTTTGAGAGACGAGCCTTCCGAGCTAACTACAACTGGTATCTGAGAAATGAGATCAATACTGACAACTGAGAATGACCGCAGAAGGGTCATAGAGGCCATAGAAGCCACTGAATTAGGCTACATGGTCACTATCTCCAAGCCACCTCGAACAGCGGCTCAGAATCGGTTTTATTGGTCGATCCTGACAGCTTGTGCTGAACAACTAATGGGCCAGCAATACACTCAAGACATCTGGCATGAGTGGGCTAAGACGAGGTTTCTTCCTTCTCGTGTTGTTGAGCTTCCTGGAGGCCAAGTAAAAGAGATCGAGCCTTCGACTGCTTCGCTTACCGTCTCTGAGTTCTCTGACTTAGTAGAGCAACTCCTACAGTACGCAATCGAAAAGGGCTTAGTCTGGACAGACGAGATGAAGGACGCTGAACTTGATCTGAGGAAGATTGATGTACACAAACAAAAAGTTGCTTGAGGCTTGCAGAAATATGCCTTGCGGTGCATGTTTTTGTGAGGACGGGACTGTAGTCGCCGCCCATAGAAATCAAGGCAAAGGCATGGGCATCAAGGTCTCTGATGCTTTAGTAGCATCCTTATGTTTTCGTTGTCACTCATACTTAGATCAAGGTAAAGAAATGTCTCGTGAGGAACGTCGAGACTTCTGGAACCAAGCGTACATCAACACAATGCAAGCAATGATTGAACGAGGAATATTAAAGGTGCAACATGGAACAAAGAACTGACGATTGGTACAAAGCAAGGTTGGGCCACCTAACCGCTTCACGGGCCTCAGACGCGCTTGCGAAACCTGGTACGGCTACGCGCCGTAACTACCAGATCCAACTCGTTACAGAGCGTCTGACAGGCTTACAGGGTGATTCTTTCACAAACGCAGCTATGCAATGGGGTACAGAACAAGAGCCCGTTGCCAGAGCAGCCTACGAAGTCCATACAGGCCATTTCGTCGAGCAGACAGGGTTTCATACCCACAAGTCGATAAAGTGGCTTGGAGCGTCTCCTGATGGCTTTGCAGGCTCAGGGTTGATCGAGATCAAGTGTCCTAACTCAAACACCCATGTTGATTACTTACTAGCAAAGGAGGTTCCCACTAAATACAAGCCACAAATGCTCACTCAAATGCTCGTCACAGGTAGAACTTGGTGCGACTTTGTTTCGTTCGACCCAGGACTTCCTGAACATCTACAGTTATTTATTGTTCGTTACGAGCCTAAGCCGGAAGAGCTAACTAAGATCGAGGCTGATCTGGTTGCTTTCCTAAACGAAGTTAATCAAATGGAGTTGTCGTTATGCCAAAAGAACTAACAGGATCAATCAGTAAGAACAAGAAGAAAGAGAAAGACGTACACCCAGACTACCGAGGTTCAGCAATGATTGGCGGGGTTGAATACTGGGTCTCAGGATGGGTCAACGAGGGTTCCGACGGGAAGTATCTGGGGCTAAAGTTCCAAGCAAAAGAGGAAGTAAGATCAACCAAAGTCGGTGACGACGATTCAGTGCCATTTTGATATGTTAAGCGTACACCACCAAACTATGTTGAAAAAGGCGTTTGCAAAGCGTCCTGCAAACATTTCGGATGACTCTCCTGTACTTGAGAGGATCATTCACATCATCAAGTCTGAGGCTCCTGAGTGTTTTTGGAAGCCGACAGAACTAGAGAAGCGGAGGTTCTTCAATGCACCACGGCCAGGAACTCCTCACGAGGATGCGGTCTATCCGTTCCCGAAAGGCCTATTATGAGCAGTTGGCGCGAGTTAATAACGAATCAGACGATGAAAGATCGGTTCAGACCCGTAGAAGAAATCTGGAGGGAGCGCGGCTGGATTCCACCATCAACAGAGTGCCCAGACACAATGGCAAAACATAAGGCTTTTAAGGAGTGGTCGATCCGTGGCATCGTGGATCAACCTTATCAAACAGGTTAAAAGTTCTGACGTTGAGGAGATAACGGCAGCGTATAACCAAGCGTTGCCGTTTGTCGTTCAGGACTGGGCAAAGATGATCTTAAAGTTAGCTAAAAGCAAACGACTTCCGATCATTGAAAAGATTGACAGGATTCACGGACAGAAGATCGGCCAGATGGTGCGAGATGAAGTTACCGCGCAACACCGCGGCTCTTTTCAAAACTCCTCATGCCAGCGATCCCCAACATACCGCTCAAAATAACCCATAGCGCGTCGGTATCTAGCATGGGAGGAGGTTTTACATCTTGCGGGACAATCTGTTCTGCTTGCATCCAAGTCCATGCCCAGACTAAAAGCGGGTAAGCAAGGAACTGATAGAACATTGCACCCGCACCAACCCAACCGATAGCAGGTCGCCAGCCGGCAACAAACATATTCTGATTGGCAGCTTCGACCTTGTTAACTTCCATTTGACCGAGATCAATCGCTTGGTCAATACGCTTGGCCTCAAGCTCAAGCTCCATGCGTTCCTTATCGGAAGTGTGTAGGTCTCCGATAACTTTTCCGACGGAATCAACGATGGAAGAAATGCCGAGCAAGTTCATAGCTTAAGCGTCCTGTTCACCCAACCCAACATGAACTTCATCTGGCTTCTGTCACGGGTAACGATGTCACGATACCTAGCGATCTTTGCTAGCGCGTAATGGGCCACAAAAAGCTCAGGATTGGCTTGGTTGAGTGCTGATACCGTCTTGGCTCCGATAACGCCGTCTGGGGCCGTTTTAACGCATATCTGGGCAAGTTTGATGGACACCGGAACGCCAGCATTAACAGCAAAGTTAAAGATGGACGAGGCTATAACGTCATGCGTTAAATCATCGCCTTTGATCTTGTCCCAAAAGTTCTGTTTATAGAAGTCTCGGACTAACTGAGTAGGAGGTGTTTCTGTGTAGTCGATGTACTGCCAACCCTCCCACTTTGGATTCATCTTGCGAGCAATACCTGCGTAGGTCATACCCCCGCGGTCACCAGGGACTTCATGGAGAACGTAACCGCCCTCGTCCTCCATCATCTTATCGAACGCCGACTCAAAGCTAGCCAATTGCTTCACCCCTGAAATAAGCTGTTCCTTCTATGACCTCGCATAACTCCGGAGGAAGAAGCCTGCCGTTTTGGAACTTTAGGACCGCAAAGCCCTGACACCAAGGAACGGGATTATCTTCCATGTAAGCAAACTGATCGCCGCTAGGATCTGCAAGCATACCCGTCGAAATGCCGTATCTACGACCAGTGTAGTCGCCCCAACCCTTGACTTCTAAGAGATGGGTATGACCGCTGCACGCACTCAGTCCAGATTTAAGCACGTTGTTGTATCCAGAGTGGATGCCTCCATGCTGAAAACGATGCTTGACCATACAGACCTCGTTGACCATCACCGACCAAGAGACCGTCCATTCTGGGATATGATCTTTAAGACATGTTCCACCGATACCCTTGAACTCAGGAACCTGGCCTGCCAAACGCCTATCGAAGCGTATATCGTGGTTTCCGGTTGTTCTATGCAGGAATGTTCCTAGACCCTTACAAGCCTTCACGATCTTATCCATATGCCACTGGACAGCCTCAAGCTCATCCTTGAGACTGACAACAGGAGTCCAGTCCATAGGCCCGAAACGGGAGATCGTTCCTCCGTCGAGGATGTCT